CGTGTTTGTTCGTTTTCTAACGGACCCTTATACCCCCCTTATGGACCCTATAATTACTACCCACCAAACAGCTGATGCACTTAGCGATTCGTCGACTTGGAGCTCGCTGTTAGGTACCTTCTTCCCTGGCACTGATGATTTATTCCCCACAGCAGACGAGACCAGTAGGTTCTTGTCAGCTATGAGGGATTCAGAGGCCGATGACATAATTGTTGAAGACATTTCTAATGAAACATCGCAAACGGTTATTGAATCGGATCAGGAGGACGTCTCACTGGATGAGTCATTGGTTGACAATAGTTATATCGATGATGTCATCGCTCTTGTTAAGACGAACTACTCTGATTGCAGGGAGGAAGAAGAGATTGACATGCACCCATACACTTTGAGTGATGAGAGCATGTCTTTCTGCGAATTCCTAAGCCATATCTATGACGAATTCATGTCGCTGCGAGAAGATTATTCTATCGTGGCACGTATTCACCAGATAGGTCTTAGGGATATCGTGACAAATAACTTTTATTCGTTTAGAGAAAAATTGTCTGATTTTAAAGAAAATGTTGTAGCTCGCATCACAATGTTTCTGCTCGAAAATGATTTTGACTTTAGTGTCTTGCGCTTATGGCGCTACACATTCGACAGTTTGGGCACGGCTAGGCAAATGGCTCTGATATTGATGTTGTTTATGTTAATACCTGTCTCTGCCGTTAGCCTACTGTGGGCCTTGTTCTATGTTCTTGCCGCAGCTGGATTGATCATAACCACAATCCCCAAATTGTTGACAGTACTCGTTTTATTCATTTTCATTTGTTCTCGAACTGAATGGCTATTCTTTGTCTATCGCACCCTCGTTCCTATCGAACATATAGTGACCTTGGATGATATCAGAATCGTTACCATCTTGAAAGAAGCAGATGACCAGCACCCAGCATCTAGGGGTCATCGCACTTATGGTAAACAGAGAAATGATTTCTGTTCCGTAATTAGATCGATATCAACAAACATTGGCTGCACACCTTATGTGGTTGGTTTATCACGTCGTTCAAAACAGGACTTCGTGTTGCCTGGTATCGGAAACTTTTCTTCGGATCGGTTGAAGGTACTTGCTGCGGCTGAGTTGTTTGACACGCCCAATGACGTTATCAGCAATGATGCGATCTTGGTGTTTGTTGATTTCGATTACTCTTTCGACATGGATAATGTGTTGATGCTAGGGCGACCTGTCTTGTTGTATACTTTTTACCCAAGGCGAGCAGGCATGTGTACTAATGAATTGATGTACACGTTTAACACAAAGAACGAGGTTGTTGGTAAGTTTACTTCAGGTAAACAATTCTGCCACCAGATTTGGGACTATGGAGACGACATGTTGGAAGTATGTCGCATGGGCACGCTGTTCAAATATAAGGTGTATAATTATTATTTGAGTGGTGAGCACATGGTCAAATTGCTCATGCCAAAAGGTTCTACATTCTGTAGAACCGACATACCATTAAAAAGAGTCAAATACGTGACGGGATCTTCGGTGCTTGTGGCACACCCGTCCGACGAGCAACAGTATAGTCTAGGCATAGTGGGTAGCTATACTTGTGATGCAGTGGATAAGATAACTTGGGAGTCTTTATTGAGCGTTTTACACGCGCGGTCCGCATCTGAAACAAAATTAAAAACAATAAAAGCCGATATGATCGATCACTTCAGAGTCATGATCATGAAGGAGCACCCGCTCACTACTGATGAAGATTTGGCAAGAGAATCGCTGGCCAGTGCTGCTTGTTACTACAAGTATTGGTTGGCCATGGCCTCTGAATTTGATCGTGAAGTCGACGCAAAAACAATTTATGCGACCACGCCGGCCCCGACCTACAACATAAGAGATAATGTGCACATTGAATCTACGGAATTGAAAAAGTATTGTAAGGTGTCTATTGTCCCTCCGTTCATAAAGTCGCAGATCGCACCGAGAACAGCCGATTATAATGGACGTATCGTCATGATGAGCCAAAGGATTTGGAACCCACAAATTTATGCCGAGTTCAGAGCAAAACACTACTCATCAGACCTAATCAATTGTGTTGACGAATACGTTGGATTGTTCTGCAGAAATGTGTTGCTGACGCCGGTTGACGACAGTGAAGTCGCGGCCAGGATGAACACACCAAGTCAACGCTTGTGGCGAGAAAAACATGAGACTAGATTCGCCCATGTCTTGAACACGATATTTACAAAGAATGAAACCTACGCGGCCACTAAGGCATTCCGTCCCATAACCACGAATAATGGTGTAGTCAAATGGGCGTTCGCAGGTTACGTATACGCGGTATTGGATTTGTTAAAGAATGAAAACGGTACCTCTGGTCATTACAAGTGGTTCTGTCCCGGTAATGGCCCGCGAACGATTGAACAAAAAGTTGCTAATATATCCGCAGCAGTACATGGTACGCTTGTGAAGACGGATTTTGCCAAGTTTGAAGGTTCCGTGCACGCGATCTCTCGTTATTTGATGTCTCAGTTGCTTAAGAAACTCTTTGGTGACATACATGTTGTTAATGAATTAAATAAATTGACCTATGACAAAAAGTCCAAAATGACGATGGATGAGTTTTATGATTTTATGGGCCTCGTAGTCGTCGAGATGTATCTTGCTCTGTGCTCCGGCCATCAGATCACTTCTTTGATGGGCTGCGTCGTCAACAGTTTTAAAGATTATGTATACTTTAGACTAGTTGAAGAAAAGACTCCTGCTGAATCCTGGGGACACATGGGGGTTATGCTAGGAGACGACGGGGTGACACGGGTTGACCAACCAATGAAATTGGAAGAAGTTGCCTCACACCTAGGCCACACACTAGAAGCGGTTGTCTGCGAACGCAGTACTTGCGATGTGGATTTCCTGGGTCGTGTATACTCACCTGATGTTTGGATTGGATCGTTGAATAATATGTGTGACATCAGAAGACAACTGGGAAAATTGAACATGATTGACTCAAGTTGGCAAGATCATTCGCTACAACACCATTGGCTCCGCTGTTTTGGTTATGTGTTGACGGATCCAAATACACCAATCATATCTGAATACGTCAAAGTTGTCATGCATTTGTGTAAGAACTTCTCTTTTCAAATTGATAAACGCGCCTTTAATGAAACTGGTAGGATAAAAGGTAATCGTGTTGACATATACTCCCACATGGCACATATGTGTTTACTATTCGACGTCTACACTAGTAACGACAATGTAGACGGGTGGATGGATGCATACGTCGAAACTGTAATGCCAGAGTTTGACAGGCGTACATTCACTAAATGGTGCAACTCCATGCTTAAAGTGACACCAATGAGGGCGCCACGAACCAAGAAAGAGAGTCAACAGTTATATGCTCAAACACTGGAATTGTTGAAGACGCGACCATGTTGTACGGACGATTTGAAGGCTACCATAACACCGATGAAGAACGTTGAAATAATAGTTGAGGAAGAAGGTGATATTGACATCATCGCAGCTACTGACGTTGTCAAGGATGTGGAAGAAGTGCCCATACCGAATGGTTCATCATCGGTAGATGTTTTAGCAATGGAATCTTGGAAGCGAATGTTGCAAGAGAACCCTTGGGGTCTCCAAGAGGGTGGCCTTAAATGTATGTGGGTCGGTTACAAATTTTTCAAATTGTTTGGGAATGTCGGTAAAAAGACGGCACCCCGAATCATTCATTACACAGGCTCTCACGGCACCACAGAGTATTACATGGCACAAGTATTGAGCAACTGTTACTGTCGAGTTGAATTTTGGGACACTAAGTATAACAAACCCGAACTAAAAGAATCCACAGACAAGTTACGTAATTATGTTGTTGTAAGGTCATCAGCCGCCAGCGTTGAATCAATGATGAAAAGTTTGGAAAGGCCCAACGCTCCGAATTATGGTGAAGTTTTCTGGTTGGACGACATGTATAGTGATAGTGAAAGTTCAAGAATCAATTACAACAATTTAAAATGCCGCATATTAGCAAGCCTCAAACCGAAGCTGGCAATGGTGAAGATCATGACTGGTGTTGAATCTGTGGCACCAACCGGAGAAGGTTGTTTTTATCTTAAAACAAGTCCAGAACTCCCATTCCACGAAGTACATGAATTGAGGTGTGTTGTGACTGATGTCGAGAAAATTACTTATGAGATATGTGACACCAACAAAATAAAATTCGAGTTGATGTCAGCAGCAAAAATGTGTTATGATCTTGAGAACCTAGCTGACTACCTCAAAGACACCCCCGCCAGAGAACGGCCCAAGAAGGAAGAAAAACCAAAATCAGTGCCCATTGTTGAGAACAAGAAAGCGAAGAATAGAAAAAGGAACAAGAAACAAAACGAAAAGAAGCAGCAACAAACACCCAGTAGAACAAAATCTCGCGTGTCTGAACAAGCACAATTAGGCGAAGCAGGGCTTGCGGAAAAGAACCCAGGCCCATCATTCCCCTTTTCCTATATGTTCGCGTGCTTACATTGTGGTAAACGTGTTGTCAGCGATGATGAATGTGACTACGTGTGGCTAGAGTGTGAATGTGGTTCGCCTAGGATCTGGCTACACGACGGTCGTGTGTTTGGTATGGAAGGCATTGTACCGTTTCTGATAGAAAATCATGTCCAAGGTGGTTACGCGAAATTTCTTCCTCTGGAACTCATGGAAACTTTCGACTTTAAAGCTTTTGTTAGTGAAAGTGTTGAAGGGTTGCGAATTTGGTATATGGAGAAGTTCAATGTGGATCTTTTTGTTGGAGAAATGTTTCGTTGGGAAATTAGTTTTTATGATGAAGATGGTGGTATTTTTGAAGAGAATATAAAAGTTTTAGTCACGATAGATGGTGAGTACGTTATTCAGTCTGCTGATACAGAGCCTGAGTTAACCTACTCGGATTAAATAGGAATTCGCCGACCTTAGCAGGTCGTTAAATGGAGAGCCTGCGGAGGCTACCTCCAAAACTTAACAGTTTGACTTTTGTCCCCTATAACAGTTTATAGCGACCTACAATACCATGAAATCTGCAAACAAGCCAAAACAATCACAGAAACAACCTCGACCACGAAGACTGAGGCCCGTCCCATCGGCCGAAGTCGGTGTAGCACGACGTCCACCTGTGAAAAGACCCGGCCCCAATTCGGTTATGCCGCAGAGACAGAACAAGAGCGAGTTGTACAAATCATACAGAGGTATGGCTCAGCAATTGATTCTGCCTGGTTCGACACAGTCGATCCAGGTCCTACCTAACACAACACCCTCACAAGTGTGTGCTAGGCAATTTCGAAGGGTGGTGACAGTGAATGCGACGGCAGCCACCGTCACAGCATTTATGTCACCAGACCTTCAACTCCCAGGATTTATTAACCAAGGTGGAGACTCAACCTCATTACCTACGCAAGGGGTTGGAATCGTCACTGAATCTTGGAAGGCACAATTAGGACAAGCAAACGGTACAGCTGATTACAACACCTGTACTGGTCTTGAAGGCAAAGCATCTTGTGGTTCTGAACCCATCTTGCTGAGAGTTGGTGCCCCGCAGACGGATAATGCGGAGCGTACAATAAGGTCTTTTCGATACATCGTCGGTGAGGACGGTGTAGCAGGATCTTTTTCGTTTTCAATAAAGAATGCAGGCTATCTCGACATTGCGGTCGGTTTAGCCTGGAAGTTTGTTGGAGGCAGTTATCCCTGGAACGTGTTCTATCAAAGCGGTAATATACCATTGACCACGAAAACTACATCCCTAGCTTTCACTGCTGGTGCCAAAGTCGTGGACATTGGCATCTTCTCAATGGGTCGTGCAGGTGCGGCAACTTTGTCGGTCACAGGCACGAATGTCCAAGCGCTCGCGGCCGCTGGACTATATTATGCCCCAGCCTTTGAAGCACAAGTACTCGATGACGGCATTGTTAACGGAAGAGTAACAGCGATGTCCATGTTAGTTCAAGATGCTACTAACGTTTTGGAAAAGAAAGGTGAGATTAGTATCGGAAGGGTTCCGAACCATTTTCAACTTTCTAGTCGGTTCGACACACAAATGTCAGCACTGCCTAAAAACAGGGCTTACATTGGCAACATGCAGGATGGTGGTTACGCTACTTGGCTACCATCACAACAAGATGAGACGGAACTGAACAATGTGCCACAGATGTACAAGGCATACAAAGGTTCCGAATTTCTCGCAGCGCAGTGTTCAGGCATACAACCCAACGTTGCGGTCATCCGTTTTACCTTTGTCTGGTGTGTGGAATTTTATACACCCAATCAAGGCTACGAGAAAGTACTCACACCACCCTGCACTCCCGAGTGGCAAGCAATTCGGTATGCGCTCTTGCTCATGGACGCTGCCAGTTGTAATCCCTCGCATATAGAAAATGCCAAGGCTATTGCGAGAAGGATCAAGTCAGCACTTGAAGCTGCTTACGGCTTCTACAATGAACATGAAGTGTTATTTAAACTGCTCGGAGCTGCTGCGACCTCACTTATTGCCTGATCTTTAAAATGGTCCCGACACCAAACGTACTTTTTAAAATTTTTGAAATCACACAGAAACACAACAAAATAAAATTAAAATCAAAATAAATAAAAATAAATAAAACTTAAAAATGTTTACAGATTTCGACCGCCTTATGCCCTTTAAAAATAGCCCATATAATAGTTCTACTAAAAGGCG